CTGTTAAAGTAATACCATAACCACCTGTTTGAGGTGTACCAATTATAAATCTAACTTTACTATTAGGATCTTGGATTTGTTTAATAGCATTTTGTCTTTCTTCATTTGTTGTATCACCATAATAAGTTACATAAGAATCTTTACCAAAAGTTTTTTCAACAGCTTCAATGATAGAAGCAATATCATTTCTATAGTGAGCCCAAATGACTGCTTTGTTTTCTACTTCTTGTAATATATCTACTAGAGTAGACAATCTATCATTCTTAATTTTTTTAATTGATCCATCATCAGCTGTAAAATGGCCACAAGTAATTTGATGTAATCGCATTAACTGAACCATAGCTGATTGTGTTGTCATCATTTTGCCATCAAGTTGTGCTAGAGCAACTTGCTTCATTTGATTATATATCTTTTGTTGTTCAGGTGTTAATTGAATGATTCGTTTTGTGTAAGTATAATCAGGTAAATCTAAACAATCTTCTTTCAAACAACGATAAGAAAAAGGTGATAGCTTTTCAGATAATTCTGCTAAATTTCTATACGCAACCACAATTTGTACAGATCGACCACCAAAATTAGCTGTCTTCATAACAGCATACCTTGTTCTAAATGAATAATAAGAAGCATGATCTAATAAAAACTCATCTAAAAATTCACATTGTTTATATAAATCTAATGGAGATTTAGTTACTGGTGAACCTGTAAGTATTCTTCTGTATTTAGCAGCTTTACCTAGAGCTACAATATTCTTAGTTCTTTTAGCATCTGGGTTTTTAATAGTAGTTGATTCATCAATAGCCATTAATGTTTGATGACTGTTCAAGAAACTAGAAGCAAAGTCTAGTCCTTTCTTAGTAGAAAAAGCCTCTACGTTCATAATCAGTAGTTTAAGTTTGTGTGTTTCTTCAAACAAAGTACTTAATTTTGACTGTTGTTTTTTATTAATATTAGCTTTCCAAAGCACCATATTCTTTTCAATATGGTCAACCATATGGACAGGAACTTCTGTGTCATACCAATTTTGATATACCCCTTTTGGAGCAACAATTAAAGCTGCATTGATTTTACCTTTATCATAAAGCATAGAAATATTGTCAATAAGAACTTTAGATTTACCTGTACCCATCTCCATAAAATAGGCAAATACTTCCTTATTCCACGACTTTTCTAACGCAGTTATTTGATGCTCATAAGGCTTTGTTTTAAACTTATAATTCATAGTAATATTAGTCTTTATCTTTCTAATTATTTTATATATAAACAAATAGAATATGTCAACGAAAGAAACTTTAGACTACAAAACTATTAAAAGTCCTGAACCTAGTGTGTTCTTAATACAGGAACTTCCTGGTACACAAGCTGGAAGACCTAAATTTAATATTATGGGTGTTCAAAGGTATGGTAAAATCAAGGTTTGTTTACCTGAATTCTCACAAATTGTGCTATCTCCAGGTCCTTTAATCTTTAGATTAAGAAAACTTTTAGAAAATTATACACCAAAAGATTATTTATTACTTACAGGTGACCCTGCAATTATTGGTGTAGCGTGCGCAATTGTCGCAGATAAAACGAATGGTAAGTTTAATTTATTAAAGTGGGATAAACAAGAGAAAACTTACTATCCCGTTGAAATTAATTTATATGAAAAAGGAGCTATTGAAGATTGACATTGATAAAATAATTGTTTACAAGAAAGCAGAAAGTTAAAAAATAAACAAGGAGAAGAAAACATGAACCAAATAAACTTTGAACAAGATAAGTCAGAGTCTATAGAACAAACGAATGATGTTAAATCATTATCCGATCAAGTTCTAAAACTTCGTAGTCTAGAAGATCAAGTTAAAGACGCAGAAGATAATCTAAAAAAACTTAAACAAGAGGCAGATGTAATTTCATCTGAAGTCATTCCAACTATGATGGTTGAAATGAATGTCTCTACATTGAAATTAGCAGACGGATCCGCTGTAGAAGTGAAACCCGTCTACGGTGCTTCAATTCCTGTAGCAAAGAAGGAAGAAGCATTTAACTGGCTTCGTAAAAACGGCTTGGGTGATCTTATTAAAAATGAGGTTACTGTTTCCTTTGGTCGTAACGAAGATAACAAGGCTGCAGAATATGCTGACCTTGCGGTAGGGAATGGATATCAACCTGTCCAGAAGTTAAAGGTTGAACCCATGACCCTCAAAGCACTAGTTCGTGAGCGTCTTGAAGCTGGACAAGAGATGCCCACGGACTTATTTAACGTGTTCGCAGGAAGCCGAACAAAAATCACTAGAACATAGGAGGAATAATCATGAGTAGTGAAAAAAGAACAAAGAACCAAGGAACATCGGACATAGCAAACAAAGCTACAGCTGGTGCATTGTCTGTCAATCTGTTTGAAGCAGATGCAGATAAAGGATTAGGTAATATAGGTCATGATGATCTTGCATTACCTTTTCTTAAAATACTAGGACAACTATCTCCAGAAGTTAATAAGAGAGATGGGAAATACATTAAAGGTGCAGAACCTGGAATGATTTTCAACTCTGTTACAGGAGAGTTGTTTGACGGTGAAAAAGGGATCCAAGTGGTGCCTTGTCATTACAAGTTAGAATACATTGAATGGCAAGACAGAGGCGAAGGATCAGGTGCTCCAGTAGGAATACACCCTTCTTCAAGCGACATCTTAACTAAAACTAAAAGAGATGCTTCTTATAAAGATAGATTACCAAATGGTAACTATGTAGAAAAGACAGCAAGTCACTTTGTAATAGTTAACTCAGAAAATCCATCAACTGCTTTGATTTCAATGAAATCAACTCAATTAAAGATAAGCAGAAAATGGAATAGTATGGTGTCTAGTATAAAAATGAAGGGTAAAAACGGTCTATTTACTCCGGCATCTTATAGCCACATTTATCAATTAAGAACTGTTCAACAGTCTAATGATAAAGGAACTTGGTTTGGATGGGAAATTAGTAAAGTCGGTGCAGTTGAAGATGCTGCGCTTTACCAACAAGGTAAAAGTTTTTCTGAAAGCGTTTCTAAAGGAGACGTTCAAGTTAAACACGGCGAAGCTAACAAAACGGAAAATAAAACAGGAACACACTTCTAGTTTTTTAACATCGGTATGGGCGAAGAAAGTCGCCCATACTATTTAATTTATGGAAGATATATTTATAAAAGCTTTTTCAGGCTTACAAAGAAATTTTGGTGTAGCAGATCTATCGCAAACAACTATAGATCCTTCTACAGGCAAAGCTAAACCTGTATATAAATGGGTACATAGAGCTATTACAAAAAATGATTACTTAGAACATTTAAATGGATCTACTTCTATAGGTATTCAACCGTGTGATGATCAAGGTATGGCAAGATTTGGTGCCATTGATATAGATGATAAACAACATAGCTATAAAGATTTTCCTTTTAAAAAATATTTAGATATTATTCAAAAATACAAACTACCTTTAGTTCCTATTAAATCTAAAAGTGGTGGAATGCATTTATATGTATTTCTAAAAGAACCTATCAAAGCTGCTACTATAAGAAATTTTTTAGAGAAATTATTGTTTGCTTTAAAACTTCCAACTAACATAGAGATATATCCTAAACAAACAGAACTTGGAAAAGACTCTGATGATAAATACATTGATGGACAATTTATAAATATTCCTTACTACAACAAAACAGAACGAACAGCTTTTAATTTTGATGGAGTCCCTTTTACTTTTGATCAATTTGTACAAGTTATTGATGCTAATACTTATACAGCAGATGAACTAGAAGAATTTGGTATTACTCATATGAAAGAAATACTAAGTGGAGGAAGTGAAGAATTTTCTGATGGTCCTCCTTGTTTAGGCATACTAACAAAAGAAAAACTTAGTGATGGCCGAGATAGATTTTTATATAACTACGCAGTATTTGCTAAAAAAAAATACCCGGATAATTGGGAGGAGATGGTTAAGGCAGCTCCAAGTAAATATTTTCAAACAGATGCACAAGGTATTTTAGATTGGACAGAAGAAAAAACTAAAAAGAAACTAG